TTGCAAGCGGATATTTGAATACATATATGTTGGTGGCTGGCCGCGTTGGCGGTTTAACAAACTATGAATTATTTGTTGACTATCAGAAACTGGCAATGAAAATGTTTGGCGGAACACTAAACTTTACATTCAACCCAACCACAAAGAGATTGACTATTGTTCGTAAAATGCCTTATGGGTACGGTGGTACAACTGGTAACGATACTGGCCAAAACCCCTATGAATCTGTATTGCTTTGGATATATAATCAAAAGCCTGATCAAGTTATTTTAAATGACAATTTCTCATTTCCCTGGGTACAAGAGTATGCGTATGCGTTTGCCAAACGTTTACTAGGGCAAGCATATAGTAAGTTTCAGAACATTGCTGGACCGCAAGGTGGAACAAGCCTAAACGGAGCCGCAATGGTCCAAGAAGCACAAACTGAAATGGAACGGTTAGAATACGAAATTGTTAATTATGTTGATAACGGTATGCCTTTAACTTGGGTAACTGGTTAATCAATAGTATTGACATCCTTACACAAAAATGTAATAATGCTCCATATAGGGGCATTATTCATGATTATAGGTATATGTGGTTTTATTGGGTCAGGCAAGGATACAGCCGCTGATTATTTGGTTAACTTTCACGGATATCGTAGAGAAAGTTTTGCATCAAGCCTTAAAGATGCAGTCTCAAACGTATTTGGTTGGGATCGACAACTACTCGAAGGAAGAACTACTCAAAGTCGCGAGTGGCGGGAGCAACGAGATGAATGGTGGAGTAATCGACTAGGCAGAGATATTACTCCAAGACACGTACTACAATATTGGGGCACCGAAGTAATCAGAGACGGATTTCACGATGAAATGTGGATTGCAAGTCTAGAGAATAAGATCCGTACCAGCAAAGATAATATTGTTATAACTGACTGCAGATTTCCTAACGAGATCAAAGCAATCAGGGCCCAAGGTGGGAAGATAATTTGGATTCAGCGTGGCCCGTTACCTGAATGGTATCAAGTTGCAGTCAATGCTAATAGTGGACAAGAAGTATTCAAAGAAAATCTAAAAACCCTAGGAGTACATCCTAGTGAAACTGCTTGGGCCGGAACAGAATTTGATGCCGAGATAGACAACAATGAAACTATTGATGATCTTTTTACACAACTTAGAAATCTGGTATCAAAGGACTCTGTCGCCAAGGTAGTCGGCTCCTATGTACCTCTTGGACACAGTTTAAACACACTGTCTTAAGATTGAAGTGATTGTTATTTTTTAAATTACCGTCGAGATAAAACACCGCAGACTGTTCTACAGGGAACTTAAACTTAAAACCGCACTTTTCACATTGCGGTTTTTTTCTATATCCGCTTTTTGCCCAGCCCGGAACCTTCTTATCTTTTTTACCTGCTCGGACACAAATGTCACATACTTTTCTATAATAAGTTTTGTCACCTTTATGGCAATTGATTGCGACTGGTCTTTGATTGCAACTAGGGCATATTTTACGTTCTGTCATATTGTATTTAGTAGCTAACCTTAATTAAGGGCACTCAAAACACCATAAAAATACTATTATATATAAATATTCGAACAGTATTATATAAAGGAAAGTTACTATGGCATTAGTATCCCCAGGTTTACAATTAACCGTAACAGATGAGAGTCAGTACATATCAAACGCAGTGGGCACAGTTCCGCTGGTTGTTATGGCAACTGCTGAGAATAAAACAATCAATGGAGCACTGGCAACAGGTACAACTGAGGCAAACGCTGGAGCACTACAAGTATTTGGAAGTCAGCGTGATCTAACCACTGCAATGGGAACTCCTGTGTTCCAACAAAGTAGTGCAGGAACTCCCCTACACGGTAACGAATTAAATGAATATGGGTTAATGGCTGCGTATAGTGCGCTAGGCTTGGGTAATCAACTATATGCTATTCGTGCAAACATTGATTTAAATCAATTACAAAGTACCAGTGTCCGCCCCACAGGCGCAGTAGCTTCTGGAACAGAATGGTTTGATCTAGCAGATACTACATGGGGTATCTATGAGTGGAGTGCTGACACACAAACTTACACAAACGAAGTCCCGACATTAATTACTAGTTCTAGTCAATGTGTATCTACAACACAGGGCAGTTTCTCTAGCGTGTTAACTCCAGTACAAAGTTACGGGCAAGTTGGCACTTATGCAGTAGTTGTAAGCCAAAGTTACGTTGGTAGTAGTAGTTACGATAATAAAATATTTTATAAAGCCGGTAACAATATCGGAAGTATAGACCCTAACAGTATCAATAATACTTGGGTTTTAGTCGGGACACCTAAATGGCATGCAAGCCATCCAACAGTAATCGGTACGGTAGCAAATGCCACTGTATCAACAGGTAGCAACATCAGTATCAACAACACAACAGTTACTATTACTGGATCAAATGTTGCAACATTTGCAGCTAATGTAAATTCGGCTAGTATTCCCGGAGTTAAAGCAGACGTATTAAATTATAAACTTGCTCTTTATTCTGATGGTACATCTAGCGGCCTAACTGCTAATGATGGTAAAATTGTACTTTCAACCGCATATAACGGATCTGGAAACACAAATATTTTATCTGCATTCGGACTAACCGCAAACGTCGCATACATAGCTCCACAATCGCAATACAGTACATTTGCTAATGTACCAAGTTGGACCAACTCAGTATCTGGTGATGTTTCGGCACCTAACGGCAGTGTTTGGCTCAAGACCACTGCAACTGGCGGAGGAGCAAATTTTGTATTCAAACAATATAACAGTCTAACAGGTCTTTGGACCGCTCAGACCGTTACGAGTTATCCCAATGAACTTTTAGCACTTTACGGATTAGATCCAACTGGTGGTGGTATTAACATTCCTGCGGGCACTCTTTACGTAAAACAAGATAATAACCCATATAATACCGGAGTAGTTACAGGCTATGCATCTTATAAAGCAAAAGTTAGACAAGTTTTTGGGGCAGTAACCGCAGTAGGTAATGTTCCCGGGCCAACACCATTTAGTCCTAGCAATAGTTTTACACTAATTGTATCGCAACCGGGTCTACCAGGTGCTGGTTCAACTCTAATAACAGTTGGTGGTACTGGTCTAGTTTCTGATTTTGTTGCAGCGATACAAAAAGCAAATATTCCAAATATATTAGTATCAATAACATCGACTGGAGCAATATCTATTACTCATTTAGCAGGTGGTGATATTACATTAACAAATGTCAGTGGAACGCCAGTTGCCAATGCTGGATTCGTAAGCGGTATTCCTAATACCATAGTTTCCAGTACTGGTAATGCCGTTACCATTACTGGATGGCAAAATTTAGTTTACACATTTAGCACAACTGAACCCGTAGCAGATCCTGAAGATGGTACATTATGGTATTATGGAGATCCTACTGTAGTTGACATTATGATTAATAATGGTTCTAATTGGGTGGGATATCAAAATTTATCCACTGATGCACGTGGCTATCCCTTGACAACGACTGACCCAATGGGAGTTATTGTTGCTGCAAGCCAACCATTTACTCAATCAGATGGTAGTAATCTTGTAATGGGTGATTTATGGTTAGATACAAGTGATTTAGAGAATTGGCCACTAATACGTCGATATGACGGACTAAATTGGAATCAAATTGATAATACTGATCAAGTAAGTCAAAACGGTATTTTATTTGCAGATGCTCGTTGGGACAATTCTGGTACAACTGATGCGGCGAGCGATCCAGAAATAACTACCCAGGCTCTATTGACCAGTAATTATTTAGATCTTGACGCACCAAATCCATTATTATACCCACGTGGCATGTTGCTATTCAACACACGCCGTAGCGGATATAACGTTAAAAAGTATGTTGCATCATATTTTGGTAGTATAGCAACATGGAATGTTCCAGTGTGGAACGCAGGTACTGCATATACTCAAGGTCAAAAGGTATATTACGGTGCTGACATATATGTAGCAACCACAAGTTCAACAAACCAAGCACCATACGCTGGATCAAGTTATTGGACTAAGTTAGCACACGGATCTTGGGTAACTGCCAGTGGACTAAAGAATGACGGAAGTCCTTATGCTGGCCACTTTGCACAACGTCAAGTAATTATTGCAGCAATGAAAGCTGCTTTAGATGCTAACACAGAAATTCGTGAAGACCAATTTACGTTTAGCTTAATTTGCGCTCCTGGTTATCCAGAACTAATTCCTGATATGGTATCATTGAATAATGATCGTGCAAATACTGCATTCATTATTGGCGATACTCCATTGTCTTTGAGCACAAATGCTGTTGATATTATTAATTGGAGTAATGATACTAATGGTGATGGTTTAGCAACTGCTGATCCATATTTGGGTGTATATTATCCAGGTGGCTTGAGTTCAGACCTAAGTGGTAACACAATTATGGTTCCTGCAAGTCATATGGCATTGCGTACATTCTTATACAATGACAATGTAGCTTATCCTTGGTTCGCTCCTGCAGGAACACGTCGTGGACTAGTAAGTAATGCAACCGACTTGGGTTATGTTAATTTTAATACCGGTGAGTTTGTGCGTACTGGCGTTAATCAAGCATTGCGCGATACATTATACGAAAACAACATCAACCCAATTACAATTATTCCAGGAATTGGCTTAGTTGTATGGGGTCAAAAGACTCGTGATCCAAATACAGAAAGTATGGATCGTATTAATGTTGCACGTTTGGTCAACTACATACGTACAATATTTGCCAGTGCAGGTAATGCATTCTTGTTTGAACCAAATGACAAGATTACTCGTGATCAGTTTGCGGCGATCCTTAACAGGGCCCTAAACGACCTAGTAGCAAAACGCGGGTTGTATGATTATTTGGTAGTTTGTGATACAACTAACAATACACCAGATCGTATAGCAAATAATCAATTATATGCTGATATTGCTATTGAGCCAATGAAAGATGTTGAGTTTATTTACATTCCAATCCGCTTGTATAATCCAGGTGACATAGCCGCTTTGGGTAGCATGTAAATCGGATAAATAAATATAACAGGAGAATAAAATGCCAGTAGCATCCTTAACAAACTTTACAGTACCCCTAGCAAGTAGCCAATCGGCTAGTAGCCAGGGTCTGTTGATGCCCAAATTAAAGTATAGATTTCGTTTAAGTTTTACGGGTTTTGGTGTAAGCACCAATAATGTAGTAGAACTGACCAAGCAAGTTATAGACGTAAAACGTCCTAGCGTAACTTTTGGTGATATTGTAATTGATGTATATAACAGTAAAGTAAAATTAGCTGGTAAACCAGAATGGCAAGATATCACAATTAATTTGCGTGATGATATGAATGGTTCTGTAAGTGGAATGGTTGGCGAGCAATTACAGAAACAATTTGACTTCCAGGAACAAGCAAGTGCTGCTTCTGGTATTGATTACAAATTCCAATTATTATTGGAAATGTTGGACGGTGGTAATGGTTCAGCTACACCAAATGCAGTTGAATCTTGGACTCTGTACGGTTGTTACCTAAGTCAAGTTGATTACGGTGATGTTAACTATGCAAGTGGTACAGATCCCGCAACTATCGCATTGACAGTTAAATTTGATAATGCAGAACAAAACCCAGCTGGTGCACAAAATGCTGGCGTTGGTTTTGGTGCAAGTATCAGCCAAACTATTGGCGCAATTACTGGTTAATTCTAGTTTTAATAATAAAACCCACTTCGGTGGGTTTTTTCTTGGCTAAATATTATATAATGGGATTTAATTCATGAGCGTAATTGATGATGTACTAACGGGGCTAACTCGCAACACAAAGATTCGAGATTATCAGCACGCCAATAAGATATTTGTATCTAACTCATATGAACTAGCTCCTAAGAATTCATACTTATTTCATGTAGCGTTTGATGTGAATTCAACATTGAGTCGTTTACCTAACTTAGAAAAAATTAAATTAGGACTGATGGTTAAAACTGTAAGCCTGCCCAAATACACAGTAGATGCAAAAACAATGAATGCCTATAATAGGCCTAATATTGTGCAGAATAAAATTAAATATGATCCAGTTACGATTACGTTTCATGATGATGGCGCTGATGTGGTACGTGACTTTTGGTACGACTACATGAGTCATTATTATCGTGACAGTGATTATAGTCCTTCCTTTTACCAACAAAGTACTAGATATAACGAACAACAAAGTGAACATTGGGGCTATTTGCCAGCCAAATATCAAAGTAGTGGCAGTGTCGAACGTATATTAAATTTTATTAAAATTTATAGCTTATATCAAAAACGTTTTACTGAATATATTTTAGTTAACCCAACGGTTACTAGTTTTCAGCACGGACAACACTCATATAGCGACACTAATGGTACTATGGAAAATACAATGACTGTTAGTTACGAGACTGTGTTGTACAATTATGGTACAGTTAAGGTTGGTGAAGAGCCAGCTGGATTTGCTACATTGTTGTACGATAAAACTCCAAGCCCACTGACACCAGCTGGTGGTAGCACTGATAGTATTTTAGGTCCTGCTGGACTGTTAGCCAGTGCTACCGGTATTGGGCAAAATTTAAGTAATGGTGGGATACTTGGTGTCGCTCAAGCTGGTATAACAGCCGCTAGGACCGCCAATACATTTAACAATCAAAATATACTTGGCATGGCGGGCGCCGAATTAAAGAATCTAGGCCTAAGTATTATAAGTGGCGACAGTAATGCACTGAATCGATTAGCGTTACCCAAAGCTGGTTCTGCAAATGGAACTGATAGCTTAATACAATCAGGGAACAATGACTTTATTTCAACTTCATTCCAATACGGTAGTAGTGCGGGCCCCTCAGGGCCAACTGGAGCAATACCCGGGGTGAGTTTAGCCGGAATATCAAATCAAATTCAATCTACTTTCTCTCAATTATCTTCAGCATTTAGTAACAATTCAGCACCTGCAGGCAATTTTGATGCATCGCAGGTAATAGCAAGTAACGGTGAAGGTGTTGCTGGAACTACGAATACTGAGAACCCAATACCACCAGGTGTTTCTGACACCGAAGATGCTTAAGGAAATAATTAATGAGCTCGCCAAGTAATATAAACACAGTTGATTTTTCAAATAATTCAAATACATCGGCCCAACAATATTTTAACAATTATTTTTTAGGCAAATTAAATATCACAAGTAATCAAAATGATGCAGTGATAGCTTACTTTCAAAAAATAACAAACGGAAATACCCAAGCAGCACAGATTTTAGCCAGCACAGTAATTTACACAGCAATAAGTCAAGGTTCTGATCCTATGAGTATTATACAACAGTTTCAAGCAGTTCCTCCGGGACAATTATCTTTATATCTTGCTATGTTTTTAAACTTAAATCGAGTAGGTACAAGCCTAGTGGGGGTTAATAATCAACCCATAGCCAACAAGTATATAACACGAGCAATTCTAGCATAAAATGAGCAAGTACGCTAATGGATTTTATCAATTACTAAATCCTGAAAAGTATGTGGGTAAAAAGGCACCGCATTATCGTAGCTCTTGGGAGAATGTAGTAATGAGGATGTGCGATAATAATCCGTCAATACTCCAATGGGCTAATGAAGCTATACATATAAACTACCGTAATCCTTTTACTAATAAAAATACAATATATGTTCCTGATTTTTTTGTGGTATATGTTGATGCCAACAATAAACAACATGCCGAATTATGGGAAATAAAGCCTACTAAAGAAACTACACTAGAGGCAGCAGGCAATAGTAAAAAAGCACAGGCTGCTGCAATACTTAATATGTGTAAGTGGCAAGCCGCCCAGGCTTACTGTAAAGCAAATAATCTTGGATGGCGTATAATTACGGAAAAAGATATGTTTCATGGTGGTAAGCCACCTAAAATAAATAAGTAATGACAAAACAACTAGAGCAATTATTGAATCTTCCGGTATCAAACTCCGACGATCCAACTCCACAAGAAGCACTTGACTTTATTAAAGATAACCAAGAAGTAATTACAGAGGTCGACGCAGCAATCACTAAGATAGATGCTGCGTTGCCAATGGTCCGTGATTTAGATAGTGTGGCAGACAAAGAGTTAGATGACTTGGCTGACATGGCGAAAGAAAATGCCCAAAATCTCATTGACCTTGGTATGAATATCGATCCTAGATTTGCTGGGGTGATCATGCAGACTGCAGGCACAATGCTGGGACATGCGATCACCGCTAAGACTGCTAAAATGGACAAGAAGTTGCGTATGATCAACTTACAGTTAGCCAAAGCCCGCTTAGATCATCAGATTAAAAAGGATGCCAAAAGCGGAGCCGCTGATGAAGAACCAGTTGAAGGTCAGGGAATTGTGTTGGATAGAAACGAACTGCTAAAACGGATCCTTGCAGGCCAAAAGAAATAAACTTTAATAAATATAGTAATAGGAACTTATACTATGCCAGTAACACAAAGCTATCAGAATTACTACTATAATGCTAAAAAACTCTATGAATTTAGAATTAAAGTCGCAAATGTAGACATCACTAACAAAGCTATAATGGAAGCCATTAAAAATGCGTTAAATGCCTACGAAGTAGAATCAATTTCTGCTCCAAAACGCCTACCAATACAAGAACACAGAGACTTTGGAAAACTAGGTCCTTGTGAAGTTTATGTGGTTGATGTAGCGTTATGCTATCCGACAATCACCGAACAAGTTCGCCAACTAGTTATTAACCGTGCAATGGTGCCAAACCATTGTGTATGTGTAGAGACACTGAACCAAGCAGAACAAGAAGATCTAGTAAATGCTACTATTCTTGAGCAGGGTGCAGATGGCCCAATTATTGAAAATCCAGAATTAAAAGATGCACCTGGCGGTCAAGAAGTTGCTGGGCAAAAACGTGTGGATAGTTTACTAAAGGATCTAGCCAAGAGACCACAGATGTCCAGAGCATATGAAGTGTCTGGAACTGATACCACTATAGGTGGTGACAAACAACCATCATATGGCAAAACAACAAATGATGTTCCAATGGGCAACAAAGCTCCTATGACACAACAAAACAAAATGTACCAAGGCAGTAAAGGATTAAAACTATAATGAGCAGTAACAACATGTATAACATTCTAAACACATTAAAAAGTTTAGAGCCCACACAAGAACAAAAAGTCAAAGCAGAAGCCAAGCGCATCTACGAAAGTGTGGAAGCACAGGGTAGTATTACTGAGGGTGTCGGTGTTGTCGAAGCAAAATTACGCCAAAAGTTTGCCGAAGTCGTGGCGGAAGGCTTTCAACCAGTGGTTCCGGTTAAGAGTCGCAGTCGAGGATCAGTAAGTCCTGAACAACAAAAAGACATCGATCGTGATGTTAAGTTGTTGAACAAATATCGTGAAAAAAATATGAGTGCTAGCTCAGCTTTGGATAGACTTGCTAAGTTTAAACATAAGCATATGAACGAGCAAGGTGTGGCGGAGGACGCAAAGCCTGACTTCCTTGATTTAGATCATGACGGCAATGAAAAAGAGTCAATGAAAAAAGCCGCTAAGGACAATGTACGTGTGCACAAAGGCACATACGGTACTGAATATGATCCTGGTGAAGATGACGAAGCCGCAAAAGAAAAAAGAAAGAACTACAAACACCGTGTTGATGTTAAGGGTCGCAAGCCAAATGAAAAACCTGCTAAAGCAAACTTGCCAGCAGATCCATTTGGTCGTACAACAGGTGATGTACCAAAAGGTAAAAAAGGTACAAAGATCAAAGGCAAAGGCAACATTGATGAAGTAATCACAAAGAAAACTTCAGCTGGTGAAATTATACATGATTTCCAAAAGTCTAAGAATCCTAAGTTTGCCGGTAAGAGCAAAGAGCAACGCAAGAACCAAGCACTAGGTGCTTACTATGGTATGCATCCCGAAAAGAGTAACAAGAAAGAAAGTATGCGTGAAAGCACAGACTACAAAAAACAAAACTTCCTATTTGAAAGTTTTAACTTTGCCAACATGATGAAAGAAACAGATCAAACTGTTCAAGAAATGTTGACAGAATTACAAAAAGACATTGCTACATTTAAAATGACCGGCGAGTGCAGTCCAAAATTAGATGCATTCCTGCGTGTACATGGACATGCTAAAAAACAACTAGCAGATGAAGCTAAATCAGTTCCTAACTATGAAGTGCCAGCAGTACAACGTAAAGCCGCAGGAGAGCCTGCACTAAGTCTAGGTGATGTGCAAGCACACGATACAAATCGTAGTATGCACCCTGGCATGACTAAATTAGATGCTCCAAAGCCTGCACATCATCATATTCATGATGAACTAGATGAACTTGCTGAACTTGCAGGTATTGGTAAAGTACATGAAATGCACGAAGGTACATGCAATGAATGCGGTATGTATGAAAGTAGTTGCGAATGTGATCACATGGATGAAGGTAATCCGTTGACTAAAGGCCTAGCAGATCCTAGTATCAAAGTTGGTGAAAAGATTCCTGGAACAGACGCAGTTAAAACAAAACAACTTAAAGAAACAGAATGTCCCACATGCCATAAGGCGCCATGTGAATGTGATCTTGAAGAAGGTAACGAATTCAGTGGCGAATTAGTAAAAGCTCGTGCACAACACAAAGATCATTTTACAGTTGACGGACATGAGTATCCAGTAAAAGAATCAACTACATTAGAAGACATGGCTAGACTAGCAGGTATTGCAGTAGAGGGGAAAGACTACGGTGATACAACATACCCAGAAGCACCAACATATGACAATACACCTAACGAAGAAGTTCAAGGCGAAGACGTATTGCTAAAGGGCGGTGACGGTGAAGTTGCTGGTGGTGAAAAAGTTATGCGTAAGTCAGGTTATAAGCACGGTGACAATCCACTGGCTATGAAAGAATCAGAAATTACTGCCGCTGACTTAATGAAAGAAGCCTCAGCCTTTGATCCTATTGAAGCAATGGGTCGTAAGTTAATGCAACAATACGAATCTATTAAATTACAAAAATGAAAATAAGCGAAATTATCACTGAAGATTTAGAATTGCATAAGCAGTTTGACATCATTGAAGAAATGGTTGAGTCTTGGGCTAGCCAACACGGAGTCGACAGTGATTTAATTTGGGAAGATCTTGAGTCAGTAGATGATGAAGAATTATTGGCTGAAGCCGAAGCATGGCAAACTAGCAAGGGTAAAAATAAAAACGGTGGTTTGAACCGTAAAGGTGTAATGAGCTATCGTAGAAGTCATCCTGGTAGTAAACTACAAACCGCGGTAACTACTAAGCCCAGCAAACTTAAAAAAGGCAGCAAAGCAGCCAAGCGCCGTAAGAGTTTTTGTGCAAGAATGAAGGGCATGAAGAAACATCGTGCCGGTGCAAAAACTAAAAGAGATCCAAATAGCCGTATTAATAAGGCATTAAGAAAGTGGAACTGTTGATGAAAACGTTTTTAGATTATTTGGCAGAAGCCGAGGGAAGACAGATTACCGAAAGTAATGGACCGGATGACGTTCCGGCTGATCATACCAAACTTCATGGACCACATGCTGCTGCAATGAACGGTGCAATATCAACACCTGATATCAGCAACAATAAATCATTTGGTCGCCAATATACTCAAATGCGTTATTTTATTGCATTAGCTGGTGCACACGCAGATAAAGATAAAAGTGAAGAAATGGATCCACAAGGTGCTTTTAGTGGCGATCCTTTAGCATTGGGGTATACCCAAGAAGAAGATAAAATGATTCAAAACGCTCTTGACATGGTCAATGGTGGACGTGCATTGCCCATGGGCAGTAAGCACAGTGAAGAGCATACAGATGTTTATAAAGTAAGTCCACATCGCAATCCAGGACCAATTAAACTAGCTAAAAAATGAAAATCAACGAGATTATCATAGAAGGTGTTGGGAGGGCTGCAGAACATCCCGATCATGCTAGTCATGCCAATACTGGTGAGTGGCAATTTCGTGATATCGGTGGTTACAATCCTACATATAATATAAACAGAATTATGATGGCCGCGGCAATGGCTGACGGTGGTGATAAACCTGTTGACATGGACGAAGCCAGTTGGGTAAGTGTTTATAATGTAGCAAGACCTTATTCAGATGCCGAACACAAAATGATGAAACAGGCATTTAAAACCGTTAAAAGCGAAGTACATCATACAGAGACTGATCATAAAAGTCGCGAACATCCCAACACACATACTGTAAGTCCACACCACAAACCCGGACCTATCAAACTAAAACGCAAATGAAACAAATTCGTGTAACGTCAGAACACTTTGTGCCCAAAGGCGAACAGGGATATCCTGACGCCGGTATGCATCCAGATGACTTGCGTAGATTAAAACAATTAGCTGGCATGGTAGTCAATGAAGATTATTATCAAGCTGGTGGGCACGATCCTGCAATTGATGCACCCAATAGCGCAGACCAGGATATGCCAAGCCCACTAGGTAGCAATACAAGCATTACTGGTATGGAAAAACGTAGATTAGAAAAAGCAAATAATATTAAACCTGGAACACCTGAATGGTTCCAACTTTGGTTTAGCCACCCCTATCTCACTGGAGAAAAGCCAATTGGAGATGGTCCGGCACCGCAATATAAAAAATTGCACAACAATGATTTAGACGGCATCGTTAAATCTAAAAAATGAAGTTTGTTACCAATGGCACATTTGCCATTCCCTTAATACCAGAATGCCGACTACTCGGATTACAAAACTGGGCTATGGCAAACGCCTTTAGTATTCAAGAAAATAATTATGCACATCTAGAATTTATTATTCCCTATAGAAATTCATATGATAGAATTATACGAGGAATAGCTGCCGACTTGCACGAAATTATGTTGGATAATAATATTGTAAATTTAAATAAACAATCTTGGACAACTGTAAAAGATATCGCGCTACCCTACATTATAAACTGGTTTAACTCAATAGGGCATTTCCCTATACAAAAACCGTTTTGTCATTCAGCATATTTTGTAAGTTATTTGGCGTCGGACATTCCCGAATCTAGGATTTTAATTGATGTGATTAATATAGAAAATATAACATCTTATATAAAATCAAAATATAATATAGCAATAACCAAAATACCCGAGAATCCCCCAAATTTTTATGATTACACAGTCCCTTACTGGGAAATAGATAATTTGTATAACACAAATGAAAACACCAGACGCCTAATAGACATCTGGTGTAAAGAGGATGCTAGGCTACTATCGGTTCGCAACCTTCTTGTCAGTTCCTAAATATTGATTCCAACTTGCTTGCCTAACTGTAAAAGGCATTTCCTTCCACTTTTTAACTAATGCATAGTAGTCAGGTTTGTAGGGTTTAATCCTTGGTAAGATGTTTGTCTTACTACCTTTATTAAAGTTACAGGTCTTGCAAGCGGTCACACAGTTAGTCCAATTAGTTTTCCCGCCACTGACACGTGGTGTGACATGATCAATAGTCAAATCTTCAAAGTCAAACACATCATTACAGTATTGGCATTGGAACAAGTCTCGCAGGTACATATTGTATCGACTAAAACGTACACCCTTTTTAAAGTGAAAGTAATCTTTAGTAACACATACACTGGGAACGTTAATGGCTAACTTTTCGCTACGAATTATCCAATCTGGATAAGTTTCTAGTACGTGGACACGACCCAAAAACATTAATTTGATAGCATGTTGCCAATTAATTACACTAAGTGGTAAAATTGAAATCGGCTCGTAATTTGAATTTAAGAGCAGGGTATCACTCATTTTAAATATTTATAGTTAAGAATGTTAAATATACATATATTATAACGGAAATATTACAAATGAGCAAGGATTTAGAAACAGCAATTATCCGAAGTCCATACAAAGCAATGAGTATGACTGAAGAGCAGATTCTTGAATTTGCCAAATGTGCTGATCCGGTAACTGGTCCCGAGTACTTTATGACCAATTACTTTTATATTCAACATCCTACTCGAGGCAGTATTCAATACAAGCCCTATGAGTATCAGGTACGACTAATTGATGCTTATCACAGTAACAGATTCTCAATAAGTCTCATGCCCCGCCAAACAGGTAAAACAATAAGTGCCGCAGGATACCTGTTATGGTTTGCTATGTTTATTCCGGATAGTACAATTCTTGTTGCGGCACACAAGTATCTGGGCGCACAGGAGATCATGCAACGTATACGCTACAGTTATGAAAACTGTCCGGACTTTATACGTGCCGGTGTTACTAGTTACAACAAAGGATCGTTAGACTTTGAAAATGGTAGTCGTATAGTAAGTCAAACAACAACCGAAAACACTGGTCGAGGTATGTCCATATCCTTACTGTATTGCGACGAGTTCGCATTCGTGAGGCCCACTATTGCCTCGGAGTTTTGGACTGCTATTACTCCCACATTAAGTACTGGTGGTAAGTGTATTATTACTAGTACTCCTAACAGTGATGAAGATCAATTTGCACAGATATGGCGAGCAGCAAATGATACATTTGATGCACAGGGTAATACAACCCCACTGGGTAAAAACGGATTTAAAGCATTTACTAGTAAGTGGCAAGAAACTCCGGGACGTGACCAAGCCTGGGCCGATCAAATGCGTAGTCAACTAGGTGAAGAACGTTTTAGGCGTGAGATGGAATGTGAATTCATTATCTTTGACGAGACACTTATTAATCCTCTTAAACTTGTCGAGATGAGTGGTATAGAGCCTATAGAAAAACAAGGTCAAGTACGTTGGTATAAAAAGCCCAACAAGGGCAGTATATATGTAGTGGCATTAGATCCAAGTTTAGGTACTGGTGGTGATCCTGCGGCCATGCAGATAGTCGAACTGCCCAGTATGATGCAAGTGGGTGAGTGGAGAGATAATAAAACTCCGGTTCAACGCCAAGTCCGTATCCTACAAGAAGTAACGCAATATATCAATGATTGTATAGGTCGAGAAACTGACATTTACTATAGTGTGGAGAACAATACTCTAGGTGAAGCTGCCCTGATTGAAATTGCCAATATTGGTGAAGAAAACATCCGCGGAATATTTCTAAGTGAACCCGCTAGATCAGGCACAGGTAGAAGCTACCGTAAAGGTTTCACAACTTTAAGTAAAAGCAAGATTGCTGCCTGTAGCAAGTTAAAGAACTGGGTCGAAACAACCAAACTTAAAATAGCCAGTAAGATGTTTATAAGTGAATTAAAGAATTTTGTGGCAAAAGGTACTAGTTTTGCAGCAAAAATAGGCGAAACAGACGATTTAGTTATGTCAATGTTGCTGGCAATACGTATGATGCAATTGATACAAAACTTTGATGCTAGTATTGATGAAACATTGCGTAGCGATGAAGAATTTGTCGCACCTATGCCCTTCATCATGATGTAGCATAAATAACAAATATACTAGAGATTTAATATGTCACGTGAAGTAGAATCCATTGCAACAGCCCTATTTGATAAAATTCGTACCAGATTCGAAGATGTTAGACTGGGTGATGATAAATCCAAAGCAACAACAGATCCTGAAAAGGCTCGC